ATGTTCCCATGCTCGCGGCATAGGCCCATTTGTCGGGCGTGACATTGTCACACCGTGTGACATTTGTCACTAGGTATGACTATTGTCACATCGTGTGACAATAGTCACATGGTCCCCGTGGTGGTTCCGATGGGTCACCGTACGCCCACCCTGCCCCGAAGGGGGAACGGGGCAGAGTGGGTACGGGGCGTCACACCGTGTGACGGCTCAGGCCGTCAGGGTGGACACGGAGGCGGTGATGGCCTCCAAGAAGGCGAGGCAGTCATCCGTCATGGTGACGCCCTCGCAGTCGGCGGCACGACCGGTGGAGTTCGCTGCGGCCTTGAGAGCGGCCTCGAACACCTCCTGAATGGTCTTGTCCTCACCGGCCCGCAGAACCTTGACGAGACCGGAGTCGCTCCGCTTCTCATCGACGGCCCAGTTGCGGATGATGGCCCGCACGACGTCCATGCCCTTGCCACGCTTGTTGAGAGCGTAGTTGATGGCCGACCGGACCGACTGAACGTCGGTCACACCGTGTGACACGGCGAGGCCGAGGATGTCGAGTCGGGACACATCCTGCTTGGACATGGCCTTACCCTTAGGACCACGGAGGTCGAAGCCCTTGATGACGGTGGCCTGATCGGTGCCCGCAGAGCGGGCCTTGTAGGTGCTGAGGGCGGTGACGCTCAGCACATAGGAAGCGGTGAGCACGGCGACCGAAGCGGCCTGCTCCCACTTGTAGAGGTCCACGCCCAGTTCCGCCGGGGCGGAGGGCAGGGCGTAGCCCTCGGGTGCGTCGATGCCCTGAGGCACGACGATGGTCAGGGTGGTCATGGTGGTGTTCCTTTCGGTAAGCGCCGTCACACCGTGTGACGGACAACGGTAACCATAACGAGCGAACGCATGTTCGAGCACCGAACGCGCGTTCGCGTCACACCGTGTGACCGTGGCCACTAGGTGTACCACCACCCTATCTATCGAACAAGTGTTCGAGCACCGAACATATGTTCGACCCCCCACCCTTTATCGAACATACGTTCGATGTCTGGGGGTAGGAAACACCAGCCGATAGCCACTCAAATGCCCCCATAGGCCCCCCCTAAAATTGCCCCACTCGTATATTGGGCACTAAAGGTAGGCCCGCGTGATAACTTGTATATATGGAAGGTCGCGCTTATCACGGAACTAAGGTCAATATTGAGTCTGAAGTTTTGCCGCCTACTGTTACTGGCAACCTCCGCAGTGAAGGCGGAAGAATGTTCCCTGATGTCACGTTTTTTAGCAACGACGAGATGCTGGCATGGGACATGGCCACACGCGCCAACCAAGACATCGCAGGACGCCCCCGTGTGTACACCACTCAGCCCGTAGGAGAAGTCATAACTGATCCAGTTGGCCCCCAAGTAGAAGGCAGGAAATCCTTTGCTGCACCTAAACAAACGGTTTTAGGTGTCAACTGGATTCCAACTCCCCCAAAAGGCTCCACAGGAGTTCAAGGAACCCTTCCTGAAGTCGATTGGACTCAGTACGGCGGCTCTAACTACGACGTGTTAGGCAGGGTTAACAAGGACCAGTTCAATATTTGGGAATTCTTGTAACACTGTGACCTCCGTCACGCCCCCGCGCCCAAATACCACTGTATATGGCTCCATATCAAACTGGTCGTAGAAAGTGCTGACCCATAGGCAGCCATATCACGTCTGACGGTAGGCCGAAATCGCCCCATCTTGAGTGCTAAGATAGTAATCTAATCCTCAATGGCTGCTAAAGACTCTCTATCTGATCAATTGACGATGTTCGGAGAGCATGACTACCCCGAGAACACTTCTCCGAAGGACCCGGGCGGGCGTTTGCTGTCTCATCAGCACAACGCGCCGAAGCAATATCGCCATGATTTGGACCCTGTGCAGCAAAAAATGACTTCCGAGGAGGGTGTCAGACAGTTGAACACCATGCAGAAATTTACAGGGGTCGTTTGATGGACCTTAGCCAGCAGTTTCACGGCTCTGGTGCCAACTTCCTTCGGGAAGGGGACGTTGTTGAGCCTCGTTCGGGCAAGGCGTACGCGACGATGGATCGTCGTATGGCCGAAAAGTCCGCTGCTATCGGTCATCGCAAGCAAGAACAGGGGTCTCTGTTCGGAAGTGTCTACGAAGTTGAGCCTTTAGGCGACGTTGAGACCTCAGACATATATCCTCATCAACGCATTTCTGATCAAGGATTCAAAGTCAAGAAGCATGTAGGCTTTGTTGAGTCCGATTCCTCTACTTTTAGGATTTAAAACTACTGACATGAGTAACCTCGGCCCCCAGTTTTATCCCAGAGAGGAATAAGATTGATCACTCTTGAAGATCTCTCTGACCCACCAGCGCCGATAGGACAGGGGGACTGGAATGACGAAGGCGTTGTCATCCTCAAGGACTTTCTTCCAGAGGAACTTCTCTCTGTTTATGAGGAATGTTGGATACGTGAAAACCGGGGACGCCCGATGGGATGGCCCGACCCTGTCCCGTATACCCGACACAAGGAACTGCGAGACCTGCTCCTCTATCAACCGTTATGTGATGAGATCGAAGCGCTGATCGGAGAACCGCCCGGACTTCACCTCAACCTGACCGGCTGGGTCTCCACGGAGCGCAACTGGCATCAGGACACCTACCTGAACCCCCCGTACGTCGGGGACGCTTATGCGGCTGTCTGGATCGCTCTGGACACCATCCACCCCGACAGCGGCCCCTTCCAGTACATCCCCGGCTCTCAGCGCTGGCGCATCATCATGCAGGAGAAGGTCATGGCGCACCTGTCTCCTGAGGAGAGGGACCACAGGTGGCCCAAGTACTCGGAGCGTCTGCTGACTCCCATCTTTGAGCAGATGATGGAAGAGGGGGGCATTGAGCCTGTCTCATACCTACCTGATCGGGGCGACGTGCTTATCTGGAATGGCAGGCTCCTCCATAGGGGTTCTCCGGCCAACGTGCCCGGTATGGAGCGGCGTGCGTTGATCGCCCACTACAGTGGCATCTACCACAGACCTGACATGCCGGACGCAAAGAAGTCTCCGTGGGGCGGGTATTACTTCCCGCTACAGACTGACCTATCTCTTTACTACGGAGAATAATGAAACTTCTAAATGCAGGATGCGGGACTCACTACGCACAGGGCTGGACCAATGTCGACGTGTGGGAGGACGACAACACTAAGCCTGATGTCGTCGTGGCTCCCGGCGACCATTATCCGTTTGAGGTGGACTACTTCGATGGTGCTTACTTGGGGCACGTCATTGAGCACATTGACTGGAAAGACGTTCCCTTCTTCTTGTACGACATCAACCGAGTCGTCAAGCCGGGTGCCCCTATTCTAGTCGTCGGTCCCGACGTACTCAAGACCATCCAGTTATGGAAAGAGGGCAAAGAGCCGTGGCACATGGTGCTCTCCACCATGGAACATCAGGACGTTAACTGGCAACCCGGGCGTGAGCACGAGTGGTGGGACGGTGCCACCCATCACTGGAATTGCCACAACGAGCGGGTTCTGGACCTGTTACAAGACGTTGGCTTTACGGACGTTGTCGACTTATACAACGAGATTCCCAATAATCCTTCTGGTAAGGAATGGTACGATCCAGTAACGAAGATTACATGGCCAGTTGTTGGTAAACATCACTGGCAGTTCGCTTTACAAGTGAGGGCTTTCTAATGAACGATTTCAAAGACAAGACCATGTACGTCCTTTCCGTCGGTGTGATGCTTGCCATCCTCTTCGCAATCGTCGGTGACTACGTTGTCGCTGGTGTTGAGACTCAAACGACCGGGGAAGCGGTTGAAGTTTCGTCGGATGTGATGACTCTGGTCCAGACTGCTCTTGGTGGTGTCATCGGTATTCTCGGTGGTTACTTCGGGGCCAAGGGGTCGAAGAAGGACGACTGATGGTTACCACGGGACAATGGATCGAGCGCGACGGTAAACGCATTTGGTTAGTCACCATTCTGCCTAAGGATAAGCGCAGTGCCTGAGCGCAAACTCTCTAAGCAAGAGCAGATGGAGATCGACCATCCGTGGGGCAAAGAGACGGCTGATGAACAAATGGCTAATGCCGCTAAGTCAATCTCTAGCGATAGCCTTCGTGAGAAGTTCCTGAACATTGCTGACATAATGAAAGAGCGCCGCCTCAACCCTGTCCAGTTTGAGAACGGGCGTTTGTTCCCCGATGAGTGACGCAAGTCACAAAGATGTCACACAGTTGCCCTTGAGGTAGCAACTCCGCCCACGGGCGTCCCGACTAGGATGAGAGTCTCCCCCTGAGGGATTTGACTCCTACTACGCAAGGACGTGCGCCATGGCCCATATCTCGGATGACTTCGTGACCCTTCACAACGCTCTCACCCCTCCTTGGGGCTTTGGTGGCATGGGCGAGGTGGTGTTCTTGCGTACGTATAGTCGCAAGAAGGACAACGGAGATAACGAGACTTGGGCCGAGACCATCCAGCGTGTCATCAACGGGGCCATCGACATCGGGGTGCCGTACACGCAGGAGGACGCAGAACTGCTCTTCGATCACATGTTCAACCTGCGCTGCTCGTTCAGCGGTCGTGCGCTATGGCAGTTGGGTACTCCTCTCGTTAACCAGTTGAACGGTGCCTCTCTGAACAACTGCTACTTCGTCAACATTGAGAAGGTCGAAGACTTTGAGTTCCTGTTCGACCACCTGATGCTCGGTGGCGGTGTCGGCTTCTCCGTGGAGCGAGCCAAGATTCACGAACTGCCCAAGGTGAAGTCCGGTGTGGAGATCACACACGAGCGTACACACGACGCTGACATCATTGTCCCCGACTCTCGTAAGGGTTGGAGTCGCCTGCTCCACTCGGTGCTCAAGTCGTACTTCTACACCGGCAAGTCGTTCTCGTACTCCACCGCTCTCATCCGTGAGTACGGTGCGCCTCTCAAGACGTTCGGTGGTACTGCCTCTGGACCGGGGGCGCTCATCGACGGTGTGGAGGACATCTGTAAGGTGCTGGAGGGGCGTGTCGGTAAGAAGTTGCGCTCCATCGACGTGCTGGACATCTGCAACATCATCGGGCGCATCGTCGTCTCTGGCTCCAGCCGTCGCTCTGCTCAGATTGCTATCGGTGATCCCGACGACATCCTCTTCCTCCGCGCCAAGAACTGGTCGACGGGCAACGTCCCTGCGTGGCGTGCTAACTCCAACAACTCCATCTACGCCGACTCGTACGAGGAGATCATGCCGGAGTTGTGGAAGGGCTACGACGGGTCGGGGGAACCGTACGGTCTCCTCAACCGCAAGTTGGCTCGCCAGTACGGACGCCTCGGTGAGCGCAAGGCTGACAACAGCATTGAGGGCTACAACCCCTGCGCCGAGATCGCTTTGGGTGACGGAGAGTCATGTAACCTCGCCACGATCTTCCTGCCCAACATTGAGTCGCTGAAGCAGATGCTGGAAGTGTCTCGCCTGCTGTACATGTGTCAGAAGCAGATCACCCGACTTGAGTACCCGTACGAGAAGACAACTAAGATTGTCACTAAGAACGCACGTCTCGGCCAGAGTGTGACGGGCATCCTTCAGGCAGAGGAGACTCAGTTGTCGTGGCTGTCGCCCACCTACGAGTACCTTGCTGACTTGGACGATCAGTACTCTAAGGAGAACGGGTTCCCCACCAGCGTTCGTCTGACGACTGTCCAGCCGTCGGGGACGCTCGCTTTGCTCCCCGGCGTGACTCCGGGTGTCCACCCTGCCTACGCCCCCTACTACATCCGTCGTGTTCGGTTCGGATCTGCTGACCCGTTGGTGGACGCCTGCCGTCGTCGCGGCTACCCAATCAAGTGGGACATCGGTATCGACGGTCGTGAGGACCATACTCGCTACGTGGTGGAGTTCCCCTGCAAGTCGCCAGAGGGCGCTGTGCTGGCCAAGGACATGACTGCCGTGGAGCAGTTGGAGTGGGTCAAGAAGATGCAGACTGAATGGGCTGACAACGCCGTCTCTGTGACTGTGTACTACCGCAGTGAGGAGTTGGAGGACATCAAGGCATGGCTCAAGAAGAACTACGACAAGGGACTGAAGTCCGTGTCGTTTCTCTTGCACAGCGACCACAACTTCCCTCTGCCCCCCTATGAGGAGTGCTCTCCTGAGGAGTACGAGAAGATGTTGGGCAAGATTGACTTCAGTATCCCGCTAGTCCAGACTGCTGTGTCTGAGGATATTGATTTTGGTGAGTGCTCAACAGGGGCTTGTCCTATTAAGTAGGTGTTATACTTCCGTACAGAACGGAGGCCGATATGTACGGAAAGAAGCCAATCAGGAAGACTGGTAAGAAGATGGACACCCAGTACGGTGGCCGTGCCAAGAAGGGCAGAGGCGACCTGTACAACGGCACGGGCTACGTTGTCGACAGGGATGTCGTTGACGCCCGCCGTGGTGAGTACGCCTCTGACCTATCTCACCGAGTCGCCGGTCGTTGACATAAACGCCCCCAACAACTAATGTTGGGGGATGGACGAAAACGCTTACGCTAACTTCCTGCGTACCTTCAGATTCATCACCGACTACAGCGAGCGTGACTGGTTAGACGACGCGGCGTGTAAGGGGATGGACACCTCCATCTTCTTCCCAGAGAAGCCCAGCGCTAGGGACCTCAAGAGGATTGAGGGTATCTGTAACTCGTGCCCCGTTAAGGACAAGTGTCGTGACTACGGGGAGATGGAGACCTACGGGTTCTGGGGCGGCGTTGGACACCGCCGACGGGTCAAGGAAAGAGTTGCTAATAAAGTGCCGTCAACTGTTGACGGCTAGGTCGACAGTGCGATAACCTTCGGGAGTCGGTTGTTTGTTGGTTGGCTCCCGACACAGACGGGGTGGCTTTCGGGCCACCCCGTTCTGTATGTAGGGTAAAGTTACCTACGTGAAACGTACCCGCAAACCCACTCCTATGTCAATAGTAGTTGTTGTGTGGGAAGACGCTCATGCTGACAGCAGTGGTACGTGGGTGAACCTGAGCGATATCGATCCCGAACCGCTGGTGGTTACGTCGGTGGGAATCCTGTTGGACGGAGATGTCAAGCCGGGGCACGTCACTCTTACGCAAAGTCACGCTGACGGTTTGTGCGACCACGTGATCCACATCCCTGAGAAGATGGTCAAAGAGATCACCGTTCTGGGTGCTATAGACATAGAGGTCGACTGAGGACTACACTGAGGGTTTAGCCCGTGTAGCCCAACGGCAGAGGCAAGGGACTTAAAATCCCTCAAGTGTGGGTTCGACCCCCACCACGGGTACGCCGCCAGATCCTAAGGGGACCGGTTGTCCCCAGTTGTCTTATCAACAACCGGATGAGGGTTCAACTCCTACTGGCGGTACTAGCGCTCAGGGATGAACACCTGTGAGCCGATCAGGTCCTCGGCCTCGTTACCAGCGTTCCACTTGTAGAAGTTGTCCGTATACAGGTGTACAGGCTGGTTGGGGAACATACGTGCGATGAGTTCCGGCGTAGTCTCCGACTCCTGCGGAGTAGCAATGCGGCCTTCCTTGTTAGGAATCCGAAGGTAGACACCGGCCTTCCAGTTGATGCCCCCATTAGCATTGAGGATCATCTGGTACTTGTTGGGGTCGTTGTACACCTTTTCGGAGACAGTCCTATACGAGGTCTCGTCTTCCCCAATGAGAAAACGACCTTCTTTCACCTTGTCTACAGACATACCATCTCCTTGTGGTTGGAAACCGCAGACACCCGCAGGGTGTCTGCCCTAGCCCGCCCCCTACGGGGGCTAGGCCTCGCGCAAGCGCTCGGCCAGAGGGCTTCTCTCCGTTCCCCGTTTCCCTTGTACAACTTCCATTATAGCGAGCCTGTCAATAGGGGGACCCAAGAAAAAGTAAACGGCCCCCCGAGCAGCCACTTTGGGTAGAATCTATCAGCCATAATAGGTATGTCCGCAAGTAACTACGGAGGGTTCTCCATGTCGACCAGAGCAGTGCTGAACTACACCGTAGATAGGGGTGAACCTTGGGAACGACTTATTATTCCTAAGGATCGTAGGACCCGGCGTAAGAGGGTCCCCGTGGAGGCTGACGCCTCCGTAAAGATCGGTGACACCGTCTACATCCTTCCTGTGGAGATCACTTCTGAGGGGGGCCTGCTCTTGACCATGACCGCCAACAATACTGAGTGGTTGGCAGATGGAGAATACGATTGGGACGTAGTGGCCACTGTCAGCCGGTCTGCACTCCTCACTTCGACCCCTCTCGCTGAGACCGTCGTAGTCCACGGCAAGTTGGTCGTCAGCACCTACAACAACCTCACCCCCATGGACTCCGACGGTGTCCCTACAGCGCTGGTGGCTAGAACGTGAACTGGCTCGGAGTCCTCGCCACGGTCCTCGCTCCCGGCGGCATGATCGCCCTCCTCGTTGAGAAGACCCGTCGCGAGAACAACCGTGACCACGAGCGCAACTCAAAGGTGCTAATGTCTATCGACAAGAAGGTAGACAAGATCGATGAGCGGCTAGACCACCACATCGAATGGCACTTAGATAAGGAACAATGAGCGACACTCCCTCCTACGAGGCCCCCTACAGAGAGAATCCCTTCCAAGGTACCTCTGGTCGAATCCTCAGGCCCAGATACGGCGACCCGGAAACTGGACAAGGCTCTCTTGAGTTAGACATTACTGGCCGTGGGGCTTTTGGGACATCTGGACCCGGAGGCCCAGATGGAGCAGTAGTCTCAGACGTAGCGGAGTTTGATTCCAGTAGATGCGCTGCATCTAGGTACCACTTCAACGATAAGAAGTTGTTCATGACTTGGACCAACGGTAAGACTCCGTGGATTTACCATGAAGTTCCAGTAACCGTTTACTCTGACTTTGTGTCATCTGGGTCTAAGGGCAAATACGTAAACGCAGTGCTAAACTTGTACGGTCATAATAAGTTATTTAATGGAGAACAATACTCTCAGTATGTCTACGGAATTATGCCAAGCATAAATGAGTCATGATTTACTTACTAATTGCTGCGGCCTTTGCCGCTGGTGCTTATCTGTTATTTCGCGACACCCTGAACCGCATCCAGTACCTTCAAAGTGTTCGATTGTATTGGATAACTCGGGACAACGGCGTCGCTGGGACGAAAGTATTAACTCGGGCGTTCATGCGCCAGACCGCGTCCCCATGGTGGCGTGGTAGTGGCGTCCAGATACGAGTAGGAAAGTACACTTTTCAGGTTGGTGTATTAACCAGTAAAGTCAATAGCCTGCTAGAGCAGGTTGATGGCAGGGAGTTGAATGATGATGCGAAAGCGATTAGGGCGTGGGGTCAGAGAGATATCAAAGAGGGAGATCAATCCCTCGTACATCCGCAGGGCTGAGTCAGTCAGTTCAGCCGATGCCCCCGCACACCTAGATTCAATTGCCATTTCCCTACATCAGGCTCTGGATAACTGGCGCTACAACGGTGGTCCAAAAGACGAGGTAACTCTGTGCTTAGACGCTATGGTTGCGCTATGGACCGTAATAGAGAGACGGCAAGTAGATGAGTGAAACTCTTGAGTACGAAGAAGTCGAAGAACTCGACGACGTACCAGAGGTTAACGACGACCTAGATGAAACTACTGCTGAATTCGTAGATGATCTAGTAAAGAAACTTATCCTCTTTGTTGAGGAGTTCTGCGACGTTAAGTTCTTCCCTTACCAGTTGCCTATTGCTTACTCGTTCATTGAGTCCATCGTTTTGGGTGACGGTGAGGAGAAGACGCTTATCGCTACTCGCCAGAGCGGCAAGTCGGAGGTTGTATCTAACCTCATCGCTGGGTTGATGGTCATTCTTCCTCGTCTATCCAGTGTTTACCCGACATGGCTCAAGAAGTTTGAGAAGGGCTTCTGGGTGGGAGTGTTCGCCCCCACTGAAGAACAGGCAGACACCGTGTTCGGACGAGTGGTTAGCAAGTTGACCAGCGACCACGCCATGAACTTCCTTCTTGACCCTGACATTGACGACAAGGCCACTGGTGGCGGAGGTCGCGGTAAGGGCAAGATCATCACGCTCAAGAAATCTGGCTCCCTCTGCCGTATGCAGACCTGTAACCCCAAGGCAAAGATTGAGTCGAAGACTTACCATTTCGCCTTCATTGACGAGGCGCAGGAAGCCGACGAGGTCATGATCGCTAAGTCGATCAAGCCCATGCTTGCGTGGAACAACGGAAGTATCGTGCTAGGTGGAACGGCTCAGCGCTATAAGTCGTATTTTTACAATGCCATCCAGTACAATAAGCGTCGTGACATAAACGCTCGTACTAATAGGATTCATCATCATGAGTACGACTGGAAGACGGCGGCTAAGTACAACTCCAACTACGCCTCCTTTATTGCCAAGGAGAAGTTGCGTATCGGTGAGGACTCAGATGAGTTCCAGATGTCGTACTGCAACCGTTGGATGTTGGAGAAGGGCATGTTCGTGTCGGAGGATCGCCTTGAGCGCCTCTACGACCCGAGTATGCCGTTGGTGCATGAGTGGTGGAAGACACCTGTAGTTGTCGGTATTGACGTTGCCCGTACCAATGACTCAACTGTGATTACACCGGTGTGGGTTGACTGGGACCACCCAGACCCGTTCGGGTTCTACGAACACCGAGTGTTGAACTGGCACGAGATCAACAATGTTGAGTGGGAGACGCAGTATTTTGAGATCATCGATTTTCTACGTAACTATGACGTACACCGGATCGGGGTGGATGCGCAGGGTGTCGGAGGTGCAGTTGCCGAACGCCTTCAGATTCTATTGCCACACATCGAAGTCATCGCCGTTTCATCTGACGCTAAAGCGCAGAATGAAAGGTGGACACATCTCACACAGTTGATCCAGCGTGATCAGTTGATTGTGCCGGGTCACAGTAAGGCCCGACGCACCAAGAGATGGAAGAAGTTTAACCAGCAGATGGCTGATCTAGAAAAGGTCAACCGTGGTCCGTATCTATTAGCCGCCGCTCCAGATGAGCGTGGAGCATTTGACGACTATCCAGATTCTCTTGCTATTGCGTGCGCTATGACGGTTCAGGACGTAATGCCAAGTGTTACAGTGTACGAAAACCCGTTTTTCGAATAAGGCGTAAAACTGAGGCATATAATACGGAGCAGTGCTACCATAGCAACCGTAAGTACCTACACGGAGGTTTCCTCTTTATGGACATGAACCCGACTATCGCCCCGCAGAACCCGTACCCGGAGGCCATGCGTAACGTCTTTGAGCGCGTTATGGCCCCGAGCATCCCGGGTAATCGTGGCCCTCAGCGTTTTCAGGAAGGCATTGAGAGCGACACTGACGTTCCCAACGACTTCATGCAGGGTGCGTACGCCGACACGGCTCCGGCCCCGACGCGCATGAACCACAACAACCGCGACATGTTCTTCAAGTACCCGGAGCAGACCATGCAGGAGCGTGCCCACGTCGGCTCGGCCTCGTGGATTGAGGCTCCCGGCGTGCTGTCGGACTTCGTCACGGGCACCGTCGCTGGTGATGGTATGCCGAAGTTTGAGATCGCTGCGAACTCCGGTATGCACATGAACCGTCCAAACCCGGTTCGCGTCGACGGCTGATATGACAGGCGGCTCTTCCGCCGCCAGCGGCTCTGCCGCTACCTCAGGAAGTGGGGCATCTTCTAGTGCTACCACCGCCTCCGGGGATGCAGGTGAGGCATCCACCGACGCTGGCGGTGACTTAACTAGCACAGAGGATGTCCCACTTCCTGTTTCTCCCTATGCGATAGTCGGCGGTCACGGTAGGTGTAAGTGCTGCTTCGCAGATGGGTATACCCGCTGCCGACGGTAAGGTGGGCTATGCTTAACCAAGTGCGTACATCAGGAAGGTAGTCACTTGGGAATCAAGATACTCACCATTGACATTGAGACGCGCCCCAGCCTCGCTTACGTCTGGGGACTCTGGGATCAGAACGTCGGCCTCAACCAAGTTGAGGAGTTCGGCACCGTGATCTCGTGGGCCGCTAAGTGGTACGGAGAGAAGAAGGTTTACTTCGCCTCCGACTACCACGACGGCCACGACTCCATGGTCGATCAGGCGTGGCAGATGCTGGACGAGGCTGACGTAGTTGTCGGCTACAACAGCAAGGCGTTTGATATGAAGCACCTCAATCGCGAGTTCGTGTTGTCTGGCAAGAATCCTCCGTCCCAATATGCCGACATCGACCTGCTGTCAGTCGTCAAGCAGAGGTTCAAGTTCGCCTCCAATAAACTTCAGCACGTTGCGGTGGAGTTGGGCATAGGCTCCAAACTTCAGCACGATGGCTTTGACCTGTGGGTTGGGTGTATGCGTAACGAGGACAAGTCGTGGCGCACCATGAAGAAGTACAACATGCAGGATGTCGTCCTGACCGAACAGGTGTACGAACGTCTTCTGCCGTGGATCAAGAACCACCCACATCAGGGTCTCTACGATGGGGATCTTGAGGGTTGCCCCCGCTGTGGGCACGACGACCTTGTCGTTAACCGCTATTATATGACACGTACCGGCAAGTACCGCATCATGCAGTGCAAGGCGTGTGGCGGTTACACCAAGGACAACAAACTCATCGAAAGAGTTACCAACACAACTATCTAGGAGTAATTATGGCTGAGAAGAAAAGCAGCAAACTAACTCGTGGTGGGATTACCTTTGAGGGATACAACAAGCCCAAGAAGACCCCCGGCCACGCCACCAAGTCTCACGCCGTCCTCGCCAAGCAGGGCGATCAGGTCAAGTTGATCCGTTTCGGTGAGCAGGGGGCCAAGACCGCCGGTAAGCCGAAGTCAGGCGAGTCGGATGCCATGAAGAAGAAGCGGGCGTCGTTCAAGGCCCGCCACGGTGCCAACATCAAGAAGGGCAAGATGAGCGCCGCCTACTGGGCAGACAAGGTGAAGTGGTAATGGCCCCTCGCAAGAGTGCGTCTCCTCGTAAGAGCGCCCAGTACTACCGCAACAACCCAGATGCTAAGGCTAAGAAGGACGCCTATAACAAGGAGTTCAACCAGAAGCCTGAGCAGCGTAAGAAGCGTACCGAGTTGAAGCAGGCTCGCCGTGACCGTGGTATGGATGGTAAGGGAGGCAAAGACCTATCTCACACCAAGGACGGCAAGTTGGTCAAGGAGGACGCCAGCACTAACCGAGCACGTAACAGGGGAAAGAAGTAATGGCTGAGAAGAAGGTTTGGGAAAAGAAAGATCCCACCAAGAAGGACAAGAAGTTAACACCTGCACAAAAGTCCAAGGCAAAGGCTGCGGCCAAGAAGGCTGGTCGTCCTTACCCTAATCTTGTAGATAACATGAACGCCGCAAAGAAGAAGAAGAGCAGCAAGTAGTCTGCTATTCTTCATTGTGTACGTACGTCTGACGGGAGCACTTAGTGCCTGTTGATTTTTGGTCTCCAAGTTATAGAGCAAGTTCCAGTGATCTTACGGTCGCTATCTCCCCTCTTGGACTGGTCGAACTTGCTGACGAGGAGTTTGAGGTTCACGGCCCCCGTCTTAACCGTTATGCCGCTTGCTGGGCGTGGTACCTCGGTCACCACTGGTCTCATCGTCGAGAGATGGGTGAACAGAATCTCGCTCTGAACTACGTCCGCACCATGTCGGACTACATCACCAACTTCTGCTTTGGTAAAGGCGTTCAGTTCAAGACCCCCGAGGCCAACGGCGCGATCATCCCCCACGTCCTTCAGAAGGTCTGGGAAGTCGACAACAATAAGGGCAAAGTTTTATGGGAGATGGGGCAGTTGGCCGGTGTTACCGGAGACTGCTTCGTCAAGGTCGCTTACGAGCAGCCGTGGGAGGACACGCTTGGCGTTATCCATGCTGGGCGCACCCGCCTGATTCCGCTGAACCCTGCTCACTGCTTCCCCGAGTATCACCCCCACGACCGTGACCGCATCCTGCGTTTCAAGTTGAAGTACCGGTTCTGGGGCACCAGCCCCGAGGGCACTCGTCAGGTCTACACCTTCACGGAGATTCTGACTGACGAGACCGTTGAGCAGTACATCAACGACGAGTTGATCGACCAGTACGAGAACCCCATCGGCAAGGTGCCAGTCATCCACATCCCGAACGTCAGCATCTCGTCGTCCCCGTGGGGACAGGCTGACATCTGGGACATCATCCCGCTCAACCGCGAGTTGAACGAGAAGATGACTGAGATATCGGACATCATCAACTACCACAGCGCCCCCGTGACCATCATCACTGGTGCCAAGGCTTCACAGTTGGAGCGAGGTGCCAAGAAGGTGTGGGCTGGCCTCCCCGATAAGGCTCGGGTGTACAACCTTGAGTCCAGCGGTGAGATGGCTGGTGCTCTCAACTACGTACAGGTCATTAAGCAGGCTATGCACGAGATCACGGGAGTCCCCGAGAGTGCTCTCGGTAAGACCCAGCCGATCTCAAACACGTCGGGCGTGGCTCTGGCTATCCAGTACCAGCCGATGATGAACCGCTACTACATGAAGCGGACGCACTTCGCTAAGGGTCTTGTTCAGTTGAACGAACTCATCATCAGGACGCAGGCCGTTCATGAGCCGGAGTCGCTTCAGTGGAATCCGACTGAGGCCACGTTCCCCGAGCCTGATCAATTACAGGTTCTTGACCCCCGCGACCCCAACACGTATCGCACGGCTATTCATTGGCCGGACCCGCTCCCCGTCGATCAGTTGATCAAGTTGAACGAGTTGCAGGCGAAGATGGCGATGGGTCTGGAGTCCAAGCGTGGCGCTCTTCGTGCTCTGGGCGAGGAGTTCCCGAACGAGAAGATGGCCGAAGTTTCAGAAGAGTTGCGTGATGACGCTATGGATCAAGGCGCTCTTGAACTAATTAATGCTCAGATAGCCGCATCGGTGATGGCAATTACTGGTATGGTTACACCCGACGGAGCACAACCTGCCTCTGAGACAAAGAGTGCAGGAGGCTCCGACGTAACATCTGCCGGTTCCGCGCAAGAGGGATCGGGAGTGATGCCGGGGGTTAACCCCTCCGGTGACATAGTTAATCAATTGGCGCAGCGGGCATACGGAGCCAACTTGGCTCAACGACGTGTGCCTGACACGGACTGACAACTAGGAATCTATTTCAGACACATCAGCACGACAACGTGAGGTATTAATAATGGCAGTTACTGAAACTGGTGACTCTGTCACCATTGACAACCCTGTGACGGCTCCTGTGGAGCAGGCGGCCCCCGCCCCTGTTCAGGAGACCCAACGCGCTAAGAACGCCCGGATGTTCTCCGAGGACGAAGTGGAAGCGATCCGTCGTCAGGAAAAGGACAAGTTGTACGACAAGATCAACAAGTTGCAAGAGCAGGTTGAGATCTTCAATCACGAGCGCGAAGAGCAAAAGCGCCTCGCTGAAGAGCACGCCGCTAAGGAAGCAGAAGAGCGTCGCCTCCGTGAAGAGGAGGAAATGTCTGCCAAGGAACTTCTGTCCAAGAAGGAAGATGAGTTCCAGCAGCGCATTAACACAGCCCAAACGGAGTGGGAAGAGAAGTTCAATGCACTCCAGCAGGAGGCTGAGGCTCAGAAGGCGGTCCTTGATCAGGAGCGTCGCTATCAGGAACTTGAGTCGTACAAGTCACGCCGCATTGCAGAAGAGCAAGACAACATTATGCCGGAACTTCTGGACTTCATTAAGGGAAATTCAGAAGATGAAATTGAAAGCGCAATTTCGGCAGTTGTTGCTCGTACATCTGCTATTGTGGAGAACATCCAACAGGCTATGCCGCAACAGCAGCAGCGTCTGAGGGGAGTCCCGCCAACGGGATCAACCCCAATTGGGCCATTGGAGAATATGACGGAGCAGCAAACATTGACCTCGGCGGATATCGCTAACATGTCGATGGATCAGTACGCACAGATCAGGGACCGGCTCTTGGCACAAGCCTCGTTTAGAGGTCGCTAACCCATATAAGTAACCACGTATCCTACGGAGGATAAAACCATGGCCCTTCCCGCACCTCAGGGTGGAGCGATTACCGGTGCCGACCTTTCGGCGGTCACCACGACCGGCTATTCAGCCGACGCTACTCTCTCCCCCGCCATTCAGCAGATCTGGTCGAAAGAGATCCTGTTCCAAGCGATGCCGGTGCTTCGCTTTGAGCAGTTCGCCGTCAAGAAGACGGAGTTGGGCGTTCAGCCCGGTCTGACGATCAACTTCATGCGTTACAACAACCTCAGCGTCGACCAGACTGGGTCGGAGTTGACTGAGGGTGTTCGTATGG